ATCATAAGTTTGGCGATTTTGATGCACCATCTGATGTTTTTGATAGTAACCCATATGATAGAAACTCTCCCGCTGCGACAGCATACACTGAGTCGTCTACTATTCTTAACGTAGACACAGATAGTCTTCAATCTGAAGATTTTCCAGAATTTGTGGGATTCATTCAAAGAGGAATGATTCTGCGCGGCAGAACAAGTGGTGCAGAAGCAAGAGTTGTATCTGTAAGATTGATTACTGACAGAGTCGGAACTCTAATTGGATCATTTAGTGTTCCAGATGGAGCAAATGCCTCTAATCCTACATTTGAAACTGGCAGATCAGTTTTCAAACTTACTAGTAGTTCAACCAACAGCAGAATTCAGGGTGCAGTTACTTCAAGTGCTGAAGAAATTTTCTATTCACAAGGTGATCTTGATAATACACAAGAAGTTACATTATCACTCAGAAATGCAAGGGTTGTAACAACGGATCTTGATCCAGAGACAAGAGTTCTTGCTAATGAAGCGGATACAGTAAGTATCGTTGAAAATATCAACGTAGTTAGAATTCCACCTCCACCACCACCACCACGTCCACCCGATCCTCCACGTCCACGTCGTGGCGATCCCCTGGCACAAACATTCTTTGTTGACGATGAAACAGGTGTTTATCTGTCTAGAGTTGAATTATTCTTCCAATCAAAGGCAGAAAATCTCCCAGTTGTCGTACAAATTCGCGAAACTAGACTAGGAACACCTACTAATGTTGTTGTACCATTCTCAGAAGTGGTTCTCAATCCTGAGTCGGTTAATCTTTCAGAAGATGGTACGGTTCCCACATCGTTTGTTTTCCAATCACCAGTCTATCTTAACCCACAGACTGAATATGCGATTGTTGTTCTGTCTGACGTTACATCATATAATGTATGGATTTCTAGATTCGGTGAAGCAGATGTTTCTACACTTGCCACCGAAGCAGGACAGGTTCTGGTTACTGAACAACCCCTTCTTGGATCTCTGTTCAAGTCACAGAACGCTTCTATCTGGACACCAAGTCAATATGAAGATCTGAAGTTTAACCTCTTCCGCTGTAACTTTACATCAAATGGTTTGGTTCAGTTCTTCAATCCTAATCTTCCACAAAGACAAGAAGCTATTACAAAGAATGGAATCTCTGTTAATAGTAGAACTGTTAGTGTAGGACTTGGAACAACCGTCAACAATGATGGTAACACTGCCGGTAATAATTTTGTCGTGGGTGTTGATGTATTCCAGAATGATTCTGATTTTACTGGTGTTGTTATTGGTCTTGCCGGTTCTGCTACAGGTGCCCTTAACATCACAAATGCTGGTGTTGGATATACACCATCATCTGGTCAGTTTACGCACACTGGAATCGCCCTGACGCCTCTTACAGGCACAGGTATTGATGCAACTGCTGATATTACAACACTTGCTGGTGTTGCAATCGCTGCAACTATTAATGCTGGCGGTTCTGGATATAATGTTGCTGATGTTCTTGTTCCAATTCAGAATTCTGATAATATTGGAGAACTTGGTCGTGATATGCAATTCTCTGTTGTTAATCTTAAGGGATTTACAGAAGTTGAAGTGGGTAATGTTCAAGGTGAAGTCAAGTTTACTTCTGACAACTACCTTAGATTTACAACTGCTGCTGGCATCACTTCAGATGTAAACGTTGGAACTGGTGGTAGTGTTGTTCCTGTATCACCAATTAGGGTTACACCTGCGAATGATGGATTACACGTTAAGGTCTTCCAGAGAAACCACGGAATGTATTCCAATACTAATAGGGTTGAACTGAAGAATATCGCATCAGATATTGTTCCAACTGCCCTTAGTGCTACCGTTTCCAGGACTTCAACTGAAAATATTTCAGTTGGAACTACTGCAAACTTGGCAGATTTTGAAGGACTTCCAGTTAGCACTAGTAATCCAGGATATGTCAAGATTGGTAGTGAAATTATTTCTTATACTGGAACTTCTGGCAACGCACTTACTGGAATCACTAGTAGAGGTGTTGACAGCACGGTTCAAGCATCACATGCAGTGAATGAATTAGTATTCCGCTATGAATTTGGTGGTGTTTCACTTAGAAGAATCAACAAACAACACAATCTTGCCGATGTAACTATCCCTGATCCAATTGATATTGACACATATCATGTCAAGGTCAATATGGCACAAAACGGTGTTGATAGAAGTTCTACTAACACGCTTTATGCTTCACATTATTTTGAAAATACCAGAACTGGTGGTGGAGTTGGTGTCAAGGGTTCATATAATCTCCCATATTCCGTTGTTATTCCTAATCTTAGAACAACAGCACCTAATGGTAGTTCTTTAAATGCTTCAATGAGAACTATTTCAGAAACAAGTGTTGATGGTATTGAAGTTTCTTTCTTGGATAAGGGTTATCAAGAAGTTTCCCTTGGTGAAAAGAATTATTTTGATTCACAACGTGCAGTTGTTTCACCTCTTAATGAAAGCACGTTCCTTGGTGCCCTTCCAGGCAATAAGTCAATGACACTGAACGTCAATATGAACACAAGTGATGGCAGACTTTCGCCAGCGATTGACCTTGATCATGCTTCTGTTCTGTTTATTTCTAACAGAGCAAATGCACCTGTTACTAACTTCGCTACCGATGGAAGAGTTAAATCTGTCAAACTTGATCCTAATAGTTTGATGTATGTAACCAAGAACATTGTTCTTGAAAATCCTGCAACATCACTTAGAGTGTTCATTGACGGATATGTCTCTGATTTTAATGATATCAGAATGTTCTATGCATTAAATCAAGATCTTCCTGCCGAAGAATGTGTATTCACACCTTTCCCTGGTATTGACAATACAAATGAATTTGGCAGAGTGGTTCAACCATTCAATTCGGATGGTGGTCCTGATATCTTTATTCCTAAGTCTGACGTTTATACACAGGTTCCTTCATTGAATTATTTCAAGGAATATAAATTCTCCATAGATAATCTGGAACCATTCAACTTCTTCAGAATTAAGTTGATCGGTACATCCACCAACCAGGCGGTTGTCCCACAGTTCAGAAACTTCAGAGTTATTGCTGCTGTATAATGCTTGTCCCAATTGAAGGAAAAGACAATCTCTTCCGTGATAAAAACACGGGAGCGATTGTCAACAAAGATCAAACTGAATATAATAATTACATCGCTGCTAGGAATCGACTCGCTGCCGAAAAGGACAGGGTCGATTCACTTGAACAAAAAGTTGATGATATTAAAGGTGATTTAGACGACATTAAATCTTTACTTAAGGCGTTAGCACAAAATGGCGAATAATACAATCACATTCGACCCTACAGTAGGAACACCATATGGTGTAAATCTTACGATGTATACTGGTGCTGATTTTTCACAAACCTTTAAGATTTTGAATAATGACAGGTCAGCATATGACTTGACTAGTCATACATTATATTCAAGAATGATGAAATCTACAGGTCAAGCGGCATCGCTTGATGTAGTAGCAAATTTTACAGAAACTATTACAGGTGCTACTGATGGTGAATTCAAAATTACTTTGACAGATACCGTGAATAGACAAATCAAAGGCGGAAGGTATGAATATGATATTCTGATGGGTGTCGGTTCTAGTCTGTATAGTCTGGCACGCGGAAATATCCAGGTCTATGCAGGTATCTCTACTAACGCATAATAAATAGTAAAAAAGTAATGTCTCATAATGGCGCAACCATCAACCAGACAAGAACTTATTGACTACTGCCTGAGACAACTAGGTGCTCCAGTTGTTGAAATTAATGTCGCTGACGAACAGTTACAAGATTTGGTGGATGATGCTGTTCAGTTCTTCCAAGAAAGACATTTTGATGGTGTTCAGCAAGTATATCTCAAGTATCAAATAACCCAAGCAGATGTCAACAGAGGGAAAGCAAGACCCTCTGGGGCACCCCCAAGCGATGCAGGTGGAGTTGGAATTACAACCATTACTGCTACTACCGATATTGATGGTGTAAGCACTACATTCACTTATAACGAAAATAGTAATTACCTTCAAGTTCCTCCAGACATTATTGGAGTTAATAAAGTATTTCAGTTCGATGATGCTCAATCAGTCAATTCATCGAACATGTTTAACTTTGAATATCAGTTATTTTTGAATGATATCTATTTTTGGGGTACAACTGATATTTTGTCATATTCAATGGCAAAAAGTTACCTTGAAACACTTAACTTTTTGTTGAATACACATAAACAAATCAGATTTAATCAACGCCAGGACAGGTTATATCTTGATGTGGCATGGACTAAATTGAAAAAAGATGATTTCTTGATTATTGATTGTTGGAAAGTATTAAATCCAAATGACTATACAAGAGTTTGGAATGATTCATTCTTAAAACCATATTTGACTGCCCTTATTAAACGTCAGTGGGGGCAGAATTTGATTAAGTTCCAGGGCGTAAAACTGCCAGGCGGTATTGAATTTAATGGTAGACAAATCTTTGATGATGGGCAACGTGAACTTGATGAGATCAAGGCAAAAATGATGACTACTTATGAACTTCCTCCACTTGACCTTATTGGGTGATGATAGATGTTAAATCCATTTTTTCAAAACGGCACTAGTGGCGAACAAGGTTTAATTCAAAGTCTTGTAAACGAACAAATTAAGATGTATGGTATTGAGGTATATTACATGCCTCGTAAATACATTTCAAAGTTCACTGTAATCAAAGAAGTCATCCAATCAGAATTCGATAATGCTTATCCTATTGAAGCATATGTCGATAATTTTGAAGGATATGGTGGTCAAGGAACAATCCTTTCAAAGTTTGGTATTCAGGAACAAGATGACCTGACTTTGATTGTTTCTAGAGAAAGATTTGAAGATTATATCACACCACTGATTAAAAATTTACCAAATATTGAACTGGCAACTAGACCAAAAGAAGGTGACTTGGTCTACTTCCCACTTGGGGATAGATTGTTTGAAATTAAGTATGTAGAACACGAACAACCTTTCTATCAACTTCAAAAGAACTACGTTTACCAGTTAAGATGTGAACTGTTCAGATACGAAGACGAAGTCATCGATACTGGTGTTGATACTATTGATGAGGAAATTGAACAAATTGGACATATCACTACACTTAGACTACTGGCAGTTGGTGTAGGGACACAAGCAACTGCTACTGCCAACACCTGTGATGATGGTTCTGTTGGTCAGGTTGTTATTTCTAATATGGGTGGTGGTTATACTGAACCACCTGTGGTTGCTTTCTCATCGGCACCAAGCGGAGGAACGACTGCGGTGGGTATTGCTTCCCTTTCGTTTGATTATGTTGGTTGTGATGGGACATCAGGTAGGGTTGTATCAGTCAATCTTGTAAACGCAGGTTGTGGATATACCGTAGCACCAATAATTACTTTTGCTAAGCAGGGCGATAACGGAACTGGTGCTGCTGCTACAGCATTACTGCGTCCACAACTTAATTCCGTATCTTCACTTAACGCAAAACCAGTTCAGTCTATTTCTATTGCCAACAGTGGTAGTGGATACCTTTCTGCACCTGTTGTAAGTATTTCAACAGCAACACACGTTGGTGCCGCTGCTACAGCAACTATTGACTATCCGATTGGAACTGGATCTAGTGTTATCGCTGCCACTATTAGTGTTGGTGCTTCTTCATACTTGTTCCCCGAAGGCACTACAGGTGGTGTTTACTATAGTGAGGCACCAGAGGTTACTTTCAGTCTTCCAACAGGAAGTGGTAATAATGCTACTGCTACAGCGATTATGGACCCCATTTCGCTTGCTGGTGGAACAGTCAAGAAGGTATCTATTGGTAACAGTGGTAGATTCTACACTAGCGCACCCATAGTAGAAATC